CGGCGAACATTATACTCTCTACTTTTAAGTAATTCTAGTCTACTTTCTGCGGTAATCAACCACTCGTTAATGTTTCTTGCAATATCATTTTCTCTTTTAATCAAGTCTACCTTAGTTTCGTACTTCATAAATTGCACTTCGATTTGCGTTACCTCGTTAGCTATAATGCTGCCGAGGTTTTCTTTACACCATCTAACTACATTTTCACTATGCGAGCGACACCAAGCTACATGATCTGCAAACTGATACAACTGAAAAGCAAAATTAAAGCAGTCGTCTTGTGTCAGCCTCTCTAGCTGATCGTGCGACATAGCTTCAGCCATCGCAAACTCTGGATTGAATTTGGTTGGCGAAACATTTTCTGCTGTGATGTATCTATCAATACCCTCAAGAAATACTTTAAGCCTATCTGCTGCGTTCAATTTTTTCTCTCCAAAACTCTGGGTCTTCGTCCCAACGTAATTCAACAAGTGTAATCTCATTTATTCTACACCATTCTTTCTTGTCCAAGTCTCGTTTCTTTGCTTGTGCAAAGCCGACTCTAGATTTATGAAAATATGGCACATACTTAAAGTGTTGTTCACCATGCACCTCTACAGCTATTATACAGGACGGAATCAAAAAGTCAAGGGCTAATTTGGATTTTTTTGTAGAAGAACCGGGAAGCGTAACTTCTTCAAGTACCTGATAGGGATAAAAAAGCTCCACTATGATTTCCCTAGCTTGTAAGTGATAGAAGCTACGCCTACTCCGATTGTTAATCAAATATTTTTTGGTGTCGAGATTATACTCTCTACCATTTAATCCCGTAACTTTCATTAGAACAGCTCTCTAACTTCTGCGGTTACAATATCCCGTAGCTCCTCGTTGTCGTTTAAAAAGTTTACTAGCTTTTCCATTCCTTGACACTTAAACGCTTTTTCTACGGCTTCTGTATCCTCAATATCAACGCCCTGATCTTTTAGGTATTTTTTAACTTTAGGATTATCCTTATTATCTACCAAGCAAGAGATAGTATACCACGCCCCTTTTGCTTGGATCATGGCTAGGTCTGTAGCTATTGTTGCAATTTCCTGAGACTCATCAATACCAATTCCGTATCGAATCCAGCTTGCCGCTGTACTCATTGGTTTTCCGCCTGCGGCAGATGTTTTGATTACCCAGTTAGCAACTTGACCAACGTGATTGCCGGATTCTTTAGGTACTTCCCATTTACCTCTATGGGTAATAATCATATTAGTGCCGACCTGAAACTGTAACATATTACCACAGTCTGCCATTTTAGAGGGTGCAAATCGCGAACCACCAGTATTAGCGATATTATGGGTAATAAATACGCAGATGGCTTTCATTCTGGATACATCGCCACTGATACGCTTAAAAAACATAGATAGCAAACGTGGAAGGGCGTTACGAACACCTGTACGAATTTCGCCGTCAATCTCGTCCTGTGGAACCATGTTTGAAGCGGAGTCACAGATCATAAAAAGATTTGGCTCTTCTTTGATAAGTCTTTCCATGATATTAAGATATGTCTCAGCAGATACAATAGGTGTATCGTCTGTAGATTGAACAATCTGAATTGCATCAATGTCAAGCCCTTTAATACCACGGAAGTTTTCTTTTGTTAGTCGCCCCTCTGTGTTTAGATAGAAAACCTTTTTACCTTCCGCTTGGGCTTTTGCAGCAAGATAAAGTGCTGTTGTAGTTTTTCCTGTCTTTGGATCGCCGGTCATGGCAACGCATTGACCTTCTCTGATTCCGCCGCCGAGGGCCATATCTAGTGCTGGACTTAAACTAATAACCTTAAAGTTTTCCAGAGATGCTAATACCTTAGTTCCTGACTCAATAATATTGCCATACCTCTTTGCAATACCAGCAATAATTGGGTCGTCATATTCAATCTTCGAGGTCTTTTTCTTCGCCATTCTCTATTTTCCTAAGTTTGTTTAAAATGTTCTTACCACCATAGCTTTTCTTTCTAGCTTTGGGGTTCTTAATAACTTCTATTTCTTGAGACTCTTTCTCTCTTTCCTTACTTAATAATAGCTCGAACTTGCTAATAATCCCAGAAACTTTTGGATGATTTAGTGAAAAAATTCCTTTAAAGTCATTTGAGTGGATAGCTTTAACCAAAGCCTCTTCACTGTAATTCTTTAATATCTTACCAGCAGCCCATAATTGCTTCTTAAAAGTCCAATCCCAAGGTTTTTTACTCCAAAATTTATAAGGTAACGATCCAACGTTTTTATTTTCGGCGTTTCTCTTGCACATGATTTCGGCAACATAGGCCGCACAGGTACAGTAATCACCAGTGGATTCATGCTTATATTTACTCTTTTCTGTTCTTTCTCTTTTTTTCATTATAAAGCATAGCCTCTTCAAAGCATTGATCTAATGGGTCAATTATCTCTTTTTCAACAATTAATTCTGGCACTAGCCACATCTTTTTGTGTACCATGCCGTCTTTTAGCAGGCCAACGGTAAAGAAGTTTTTAGATTTCTGCCCCATCGCACCCATGACCGACCTAACAAAGTATAAGCCCTCTATATCATCAAGCTCCATTATACACTGATGAGATCGGAATTGCAAGTGCATATCTTTAATAAAGACAGAATTTTCTTTGCAATAATCTTGAACCTTATACCAATCGTCGTAATCTGAAAAGAAAAAATGCTTTCCATCGTCGGTCATCATTTTTACCCAAATGCGATTATAGTCACATTTGGAGTAATGATCCTTCCATTTTTGCTCATCCATTTAATTACCTAATCGTCGTGGTACACCTAGAAACTTTAGAAGAAACACCCTTAGAACGAAAATCATCAGACATTTCTGCTGCATTTTGGGTCATAACTGTAGAACCTCTATCATTCCTAGCGAATTGATTATACAGTGGGGTATTCTTCTTTTCTGTCGCTGGTTGTTGAGACTCAGCCTGCGGTTCTTCTGGCTTTCTTTTTGGTAATTTATTGATAAATCTTTCGACCGTAGCCTTAGCTCTTCCTAAGTCAACGCATAGATCAGCAACACTTAAATCTAAATGATTTTCAATATAGAATTTTTCTGCCTTGCTTAATGGCCCTTTCTTAGTCATTTAAAAATCCCCTTTGAGCTTTTGTTAAATAAATAGAATTATTAGTTTTAAGATATGTCATATACATATCAAATGTATTTCTTGACACTCTCTTCATCTTGGTGTCAAGTGAGCGTTCACGCCTTCCAAATGGCCCCATAGGATCAAATGGTGTGCCCTGATAAATCCTGATATAGTAAGTTTCTTTTGCTTGATTCCTATTTTGAGAGTGTACGATCTGAGCAAAGTGCGGGACTTTGTGTTTTTCTTCTTCCTCTAGGATGTTGCCTGTTTTTCCAAATAGGATGCTTGTTTTCTCATCTGTTGGTAAAAAATTACCGTCTACATATTTCATTTGCGACCTTCCATAATATATCTAGTTTTTTGTTGGGGTGTCATCTTATTGATTTCTTTTGCGGTAGCAGTACCATGCTTATCATACCAAGCCTTTGGAGCTTCTGGTGTCGCTTCACGCTTTTTATGTTCTGCTTCAGCAATCTTATTCTTATTAATTCTTGCGTTCTTGTCCGCAATACTACCAATGGTTTCACTTCCAGTCATACAGCCATGAATACCACCAGTGATAATCCTGAACAACTTGTGTTTTCCGCAAGCTGGACACTTCTTGAGTGGTTTATCGTCAACCTTCTGGAAAACGTCCTCTACTAAGTGTTCGCAACTTGCACATTCATAATCATATATCGGCATTTAATTCTCCAATGCTCGTAAGAATGTTCCTATAATTCCATTCCTTTGAATATCTTCGTAGTGTAGCTTACAAACAGCGATACCTTCGATATTCTTTAGTCTATCCATGCAAAAGCCTAGTCCACTTTTGCCACGAAGGTCGTTTTGTTCAACGTCACCATTGATAATGACCTTACTATTTTCACCCATGCGGGATACAAACATTTTAATTTGTTCTTCGGTGCAGTTTTGTGCTTCATCTAGGATCATATATGCGTTATGAAAGGTTGACCCCCTCATAACTTCCAATGGTCGATAGACGATCTGCCCCTCGTTGATGTATAATCCATAGTACGCACGACCGAGGAAGTACATCAGATTCTCTTTCATCGGAAGAAGATAGGGAGCGATCTTTTCACCCATTTCTCCGGGTAGAGAGCCAATGTCTTTACCCGTACACACTAACGGTCTAGTTACAATAATCTTATCAATTTTACCATGATGTAAATGCTCCGCTGCTAATCCCGCCGCAATAAATGACTTCCCCGATCCCGCTGGGCCAGAGCAAAAGATAATATCATTTTCTACAATAGCACGAATGTAGTCTTTCTGGTTATCGGTTTTTGCTTCAACTGGCGTTACTTTTTGTGGGGCTTTTTCTACTTCTTTGCGTTGTCTCTTGTTAGTTTTCATATATGAAACCTTTTAAAAAAATTTTAAAGATCAGCTTCTTTAACAAACACTCCATCT